AATGATATGAGGTTAAAAGCTGCTGCGGCAAAAAAATATGGGAATGGGAATTTTATTCCAAAAGGATCAGGAAATAACAAAGTCTTTATACCAGCATCTAATCATCCATATGTACTAGCAGGAAAAGGTGATCCAGCAAATGATTCTATTAGATCAAGTAGAGACAGCATGCGTAAGATGATGCAGGCAGATGCTGTTGTTGCAAGTGGGTCAAATCAGTCTAGTGGTCAGGCAAACGTAAATGCACCAACAATTGTCACAGATAATAGTAATAAGAGCAGTGTTAATAATAATTATGGAACACCACATTCAACTAGTCCATCTAATAGAACTTCACAACTTTTATTGGCAAATAATAATGATTTCTAATTGTATTAGTAAAAACCCCTCACCAATTTCTTAGTGAGGGGTTCTTTATTGTATAACGGTTTTTTTAGTTCGAGTCCTACTCTGCAACTAGGATAGTCTACCCGTCTTACCCTTCATCAGCCAACTTCTCAAAATATGACATAGCGTCATCTTCATTATCATCATCTGCTGTCACCGTCATCGTTGGTGTTGGTGCTGGTGACTCTTTGGTATCAACCGTAAGAGTAGCAGTTGGTTCATCTTCCATCAGCGTCTGCACTGTAGTATTTGCAGAAACAGTACCAGAAAGAACCGTGTCCAGACGAGTCTTCAACTCATCATAGGACTTGAAGTTGGATGCGGCAGTAAACTCAGTAAGAGGATACTGTTTCTTATAGATACCTTCTAGAACAGCATCGTCATCAGATAGAGGAGTTACGCCCTCAAATTCAGACTTATCATAGTTCCAGTAACCATCTACCTTACGAAGCTTCAATTTGAAGTTCGCCCCGTTCCAGAAATCGAACGGATTTATAGGAGATTCGTCTTCGAAGGCTGGTTGCATTGCTTCCATAGCCTTATCAAAGATTTTCTTACCAAAGCGATAGAGCATCACTTTACCCTCATTTTGAGGATTGGCAGAATCACTAACCACATAGATGTTAGCAAAGTATTGCAACTTACGCTTTTGCGCCCTAGCAATTGCCTTATCTGATTCTACACCAGAGTTCCAGAGTTTAGAATTATACTCTGATACAGGATCGTTATTACCTAGAGTGGTAAGAGAGTTCTCAATATACCACTGACCAGTTGGTCCTTGAAACGCATGGTTCCAAACTTTAGCCCAAGGAAGGTCTTCACCTTCACATGCTGGAAGAAAACGAATAACGGCATATCCATTGCCGGACTTATCCATCGTAGGTTTCCAAAGACGATCATCGACATATGACTTCTTTTCTTGTGGAGCAGATTCTGCTTGGGCAGCGCCCAACAGTGAATCAAGACTGTTTTGTTTTTTCATTGTAGCAAATGACATTAATATGTCTCCTTATTTTTGCGTATGTTAAAGTATGTTAACGTTTGTTGATTTTATAATAGTAACACAACATAATATAATAGTCAATACCTTTTTCAAATTATTTTCAATTTTTCACAAAGTTTTTCTTTAGAAATAGAATAACGACCAAGGTTATCATCTAAAAGCCATCGATACTCGATTGGCAAATTTTCTAATTGACAATCTACCCAATAAAAACTTTTATCTGGATATGATTTAAAAACCTCACTGATTTGATTTATCCAATTTATAGGATTAAATCCTTTAGACGTTTCTGGTAAATAATTATATGTTCCTTTATATAAATTATTGATAGGTTTATCATATGAAGATAAATCAAATCCCAATATATATACTTCTTCTGCATCAGACTGACAAGCTAATGACAGTGCTGTATTTCCAGCTGACCAACCAACATGATCTTCAATTGAATTTACTGCATCATAGGTATCTACATATGTAATCCAAATACCTACATCCTTTTCCATCTTGAGTTTGAGATCATTCATATCAAGATCAGGAAATTGTTTTATTGCAGACTCAACCTTTTCATGAAGAGTAACAGGGTCTTTGCCAGATATAACACACTGATCAGTTCTCTTCTTACTCTTGTGAATAAATGTCTCTGGTATATCAAATCCCATAAGCATCATATCAGCGACTTCTGATGGAACAATGGTCCAATTTGCAAAATATAAACTATGCAACCTATTATATTCTGGATCAGATATTGCCCACCCTGAGTCATAAATCTCTTGTTGCATTGCATAGTCCATTGCAACTAGATTATTTACACAATGGTTTCCTTGACGATGAATTGCATTACATCCCCATGTAATAATGTCTGGGTCTTGTATTGTTGGAGTTCTTGTTGGGTGATCAGAAGCCTTTGGTTTGAACCATGCTCTAGACTCACCATTTCCAATAACAAGTGCTTTTTTCACTTACTCATCCTTCTATCAATCTTACCAGAAGTACCATCAGTGCTAACTGTGTAATTTACAGGAGCATCATCCAACCATCGTTCATTCTTTACAAAGTCAAGCTTGTAAGCATCACGTTCAGATAGATTTGCTAGTACATTAAACGCAAGACTAATCCTTGGTTCATTAGTAATGTTCTGTGAAAATCCATGAAACAAATATGAATTAAACATAATCAATGATCCTTCTGTACATGGCATACCAATCTTATTAGTAAAATTTGGATTGGCTTTACTATAGTGTTTTCTTAGTGAGAAAAACGGATCGCTGTTTGATGGCATTTTCTCAAATACTAATGGTGGATGTTCTGGATTTGACTTGACATAATACACACCACTGATAATAGAGTTACCATGATTGTGCATACTTTGTGAACTGCCTGGTTCTGCACTGTTCAACCAACTTTCATGAATCCAAAAATCACGATGATCTAAAGTCATCACATTATCTAGATAATCTTTAGTACACTCATAGAACCATGTCTTTAAATCAGCAAGGCCTTCATGATCAATAATGTTTGGTGTATCCTTGAACTGTGTCGTATCAGGATTTGCAATTGCTTGTTGATTAAATTCAAACTCATCCATAGAAGGAATTTTTGGTGGATTAGAATTTTGGTATATCTTCAATACACCAGCTGGGAAAATAGGAATTTCAGTCATTTCAGTCATTTAATATATCTCCAATAAGTGGGAAAATCTTTGCAATCTCTACTGCACAAGCTTTTGCCAATTCCATGTGTTCTTTTTGTGTACCATTCGCTGACCTTAATTCTATATAGTGAACCCAACTACGAAGGGTTCCATTCATGTACATACGAGATACTGTTAGTCCTTCTGGTAGCACCGCACGAGCTTGTTCTTTTGCAATGCCCTTTTCGATTGCCCAATTATAGGTTTCTTGTGACAATTCAATCAATGACTTTTGACGCATTTCCCACTGGTTCTGTAACATATCGTCTTCTGTCTCTATACTGTTCTGACGATTCTTAGTGTCTTGCAGTCTAGCCTCACGGGTCACAAAATCTAAGTCTTTTGTCGGGTCAGCATATCGTTGACTAAACTCTTGGAATGAGAATGAACGATGGCGTAAAATCTGCCGTCCAATGTCTCTGGTTGTCTCTATCTCAAGGCACGCATTGACCATCTCTAGTGGTGACCAGTGTTTATTTTTGACAAGGTATTTTATAAGTTTCTCTGATGTGACAGTGTTGTTCTGATTGTCTGGATTAGACACTCTAGCACAATACGCAATCAATTGTTCAACATCAGGTCTTTTTACTGCAATTGGATCAGTGTCAAATGACTCTGAATAACTAACTAAACGTACTTTCATTATTCATGTTCTCCGCCTGGATCATTTTCTGGTAGTATAAATTTTTCACCATTAATCCACATATAATTTCTACTACGACTAGGACTGTGATAACCTTTAATAAAATTAAATGATTGTGGGCTGCGTTTTGCCGTTTCAAATGCTGCAACTGTAAGCACAATTCCCGCAATGAGAAGAAGATGTGCCACCACACTTATTCCCCATACTGTCCAACTTCCAACCATCGCTGCAAATACAATACACCACATCCAAGCAAGAATCTGTAATACAAGATGTCTTACTTGTATGTCTTTAATGTTTCGTAGTGGGTTGTGTTTTGCATCCATAACACTATTCCACGAATCATATATAAATTGTTTCATCTCTTACTTTCATAATATACCCTTTCGTTTTTTCCATGCGGCCTTCATAGCTTCACTTTGAGTTTTCTTATATTCTGGTGAACTGTGTCTTTTAGAGTTTTTATTACCCATCATAGCTTTTGAAATATTAGTTTTTCTTTCCTCTGTATGTGGGCCCCATTCTTGACCTTCCAGCGATTCAGAAATCTTCCGTCTATGTTCTAGTGATTTAGGAACACCTTTGTTTTTCTCTCCACCCATACTTGACCTTTCCATCCAGATTTCTTCTTTTCCTATCTGTTTAGATAATGCTAACCAAGCACACTTGTCTTCTTTTTTGCCGTACTTCTCGTATAACTCTTTGTGTGCTTGTGCGTGTTCTGTTACTGTCAACGCTTCTATATTAGTCGGTGAGTCTGAACCGCCCATATGTTTTGGTATTTTATGATGATTATGCATACAACTATTTATAAAAATACAAATCTATAGGTCAGTTGGTAAATGGTGCTGGTACAAGGAATCGAACCTCAAACTGATGATTACAAATCAACTGTTATACCGTTTAACTATACCAGCTATTCCATTCAATTATCGCCGATTAGTATTCGGACGATATCCCTTTGGCCAACTAGGTTGGCGTGTACCAAGTTTAGTGATTCTATCACTTAACTCCTCATTGGTTTTCACCAATTGGGCGTTATCATACTCTAAACTACGAATACGACCTTGAAGATTGATTACCTTCGATTCGAAGAAACCTTCTTCACGGATGGTGGGATCACCATCTAAATGCACTGTCACTTCCATTTGAAGTCTCCATTGCAAGGGGTTGCTGTCATCAATCCTGACAGTTGAATATAAACCATATTACTATAGTTTATAGGATATGTCAAGTACCTTATAGAGGTAATTGAGCACATTTTGGTAAAAAATTTAATTCTCTTGCATTAGCTTCAATTTTCTCTTTTAGAGATTTTGAAATTAAAGGCCTTAATGAATCAGGTTCAAGACCCTCTTGTTCACAGTACCACAATACGGCATCCATGTGACTTATTTCTTTCTCAAGAGCAATTTCTTCTATTTTTAGGGAAAAGGTTTTAGATGTATTTAATGGCATTTTATAGTATTCCATGTATAATGTATGGAGCGGGTAGAGAGAATTGAACTCCCGTCTTCAGATTGGAAATCTGTAATAATACCACTATACTATACCCGCATTAACAATTAAAAAGTTGGGGGGTTAACCATGACCCCCCACGGATGTATTACGGCATCACCCGTTAGACATTACGCTGAACGTAGTGCCTGATAGCCAGCAGCAACAACTGCTCGAGTAGGCGTACCAATCATATACTTCATATATGTTTCACCATCAAAAGATGATACACGCTTATTCAGATAGATCGAAAGACCTTCAGAACGAAGTTTGCTAATTACCGCACGAACATTCTTAACACCATAACGTGCTGAAATCTGTTTTGCGGTTAGTTCTGCACCATTTACAAGTGCGGTTTCGACCTTAGCGGCCTGAGTAGTGGTAGTAGTCATTTAAATGTTTTCCTTAACATTACAAATAGGTTGAAACTATTCCAACCTTTAAAATGGCAGTTTTTAGTCCTATAAAAGAGAACTACCAAACTCTATAAGTGTCGATATAGGAATAGGTTCCCGTCACTTAATTCGCATTATAATAGAGTATAACATAACAATACCTGTATGTCAATACCCTTTTTAAATACTATATCAATCTTTTTTGTTCACAAAAGACTGTAACTTCTCAGCTTGAGCCGTAATTTCCTCTGGTGTATACATCTTAGGAATATACTTCTCAAAGTCCTTAT